CAGAACGCAGCATTGTGGGCGATGCTCACAGATATTAGTCGTCAGGTTGACTGGTACGGTAATAAACTAAGCCAGGAAGAATGGAAGTCAGTTTTCAGCTCTGCACTTAAAAAGCAAAAGGTCGTGCCTGGGCTAGACGGTGGATTTGTTGTTTGTGGTCAGTCCACTTCAAAAATGACTAAATCAGAGTTCAGCGAATTGCTTGAGTTGATAGCAGCGTTCGGAGCAAATAATGGGGTAAAGTTTAATGACACTTGGAAAGGTGAGCAATGATTATTCCAGATTGGATCAAGAGCCTAAAGACAACCAGCCTTTTGAATAGCAAGGAAGTCGCGGGATTGCTGGGAATAACAGTAACGGCATTACAGAAAAGGATTGCAAAAAACAGTTTCCCAAAAGCGGATAGAAGCATTAGTCGTTTTATGCCTGAAGCAAACCTCAAGCCAAGAAGTTACTGGTATGTAAAAACAGTTATAAATCACATTAACGGGATTGGGTAAAGTTTAATGATGAAAGATAAAAAGGTTTCCAGTATTACAACCATTGGCAAGGCAGAATTGCACCACATTGACTGTATGGAGTACATGGCAGGGTTGCCAGATAAGGCTTTTGATTTGGCTATTGTTGATCCGCCTTATGGGATATGTATTAGCTCTAACCCTGTGCGACAGCAGCACACAAAAAAGGCATGGGATGCGGCGATACCAGACGCGGAATACTTTTCCGAACTGATGCGAGTTAGCCGTAATCAGATTATTTGGGGGGGCAACTACTTCCTCGACTACCTTGGCGCGACACAAGGTTTTTTGATATGGGACAAAGTGCAGCCACATGACTTTAGCTTGGCAATGTGTGAGCTTGCATGGAGCAGCATACAATCACCTGCAAAGCTGTGGCGCATGTCAGTCCTTGCGGAGAAAGGAAAGATACACCCAACTCAAAAACCCGTAAAGCTCTACGAATGGCTACTAACAAACTATGCCAAACAAGGGCAGTGCATCCTAGACACTCATTTAGGCTCTGGATCAAGTGCAATAGCAGCAAATAACCTCGGCTTTGATTTTGTCGGGATGGAATTAGATGCAGATTACTTCGCGGCAGCTTGTAAGCGCATAGAGCAATCCAGTAAGCAAGAAAGGTTATTCGAATGAGCAAAATCACGCAATCAGCTCGCAATCAACAATGCACAGTTCGCCTACCTTTAATCTGTAACCACGACGATAGCACGACCGTTTTCGCCCACATTAGCGGCGTTAGGCATGGACATGGTACAGGGATTAAAACTAAGTTTGGTGCGTATGCTTGCAGCTCCTGCCACGACGCGCTAGATGGTCGCGTGAAGTCGATGCATTCAAAAGAGTATTTGAAACTTGCTCACTTGGAAGCAGTGATTGAAACTCTGACGACATTGCATGACAAAGGCTTGGTGAAAATAGGATGATAACAATTAGACTGCCATACCCAGTTTCAGCCAATAAATACTGGCGAACAACAGTTACCAAAGGTCATGCAGTTACTTACGTTAGCGCAGAGGCTAGGTCATACAAGCAGTCAATAGCGTGGATAGCTATAGCGGCAGGAGTACGACCAGTACATGAGCATGTAGCGCTGAATATAGTGCTGCATCCAAAAACAACAAAGAATGGTGACGCATCAAAAATATGCTTGGATTTGGATAACTCAATAAAAGTCACATGTGACGCGCTGAATGGAATTGCTTACAATGACGACAGGCAAGTAAAGAGAATTGAGGCAGAGTACGGCGTTCCTATAAAAGACGGCGGGATGACAGTTACTATTGGGTCTATGCCATGACCATGGCAGATTGCATGTTAGATATTCAGGAGGCGAGATGAGTATTAAGTATGTTGATGTATTGCCGAAAGCAGCAAGAGAAATATTGATGAAGGCAGCAGAAACACCAGTGACAAAACATGACCCGCTAGCGCGGCGCATAGCAGTTGATCGCGCTATAGAGGTGGTAAAATGCCAATATACAGACTATTTCGAAAAGGAATTACCATGGCTTTAATCGTTATAACAATTCGTGATACTGACAGAGGTGTTGAGGTTCAATTGCAGGACGAGCCAAAAGTTACTGAATCGCAAACTGATTTCACGCCCGCCCAAACAATGGGAGCTGTTGCGCTCAATGCAATACATAAAGAGCTTAATTCAAAAGAAATGAATAAGCCTAGGCTGATAATCGTAGGCGCTGACGAAATGCCAGGTTAGCAATAATGAATATCCTAGTCGGCGTGAGTGAAAAAGGGTTGCGAGTTGGTGAGTATCATCCCAACGCAAAACTAACCAATCGTGAAGTAGATATTTTGCGAGATTTGCACGAGTCAGGTTATGGATATAGAAGATTAGCAAAGATGTTCGACATAGGAATTACAACAGCACGTAAGTATGTAAAGTGCGAGCTGAGATCTCAGTGCGTGCACCATTTTAAAACAGTGCACTTTGATGACTGACAGGAATTTATAGTATGGCTATTAAGAATAAAATAGGCCGACCGACTACATTTAACAAAGGTATTGTGGATATAGTATGCGAGCGGTTAGCTGCTGGTGAAACTTTGCGAGGTATTTGCAGGACTGAGGGTATGCCACACGAAGCAACTTTTCGCACATGGCTGTTAGATGACAAAAATGGTGTTTACACGCAATACGCTACAGCAAGAGATATAGGACTTGATGTTATGGCCGACCAGTTGCTTGATATTGCTGATGATAGTTCAAACGATATATACCAGACTGAAGACGGAACTGAACGGACTAACCAAGAAGTTATAGCGCGCTCAAGGCTGAGAGTTGATACCAGAAAGTGGTATCTGTCCAAGCTGGCACCTAAGCGATATGGCGAAAAGCAATCAGTTGAGTTATCTGGCAATCTAACATTATCTACTATGAGCGACGAGGATATTCTGGCTGAGTTGTCTGCATTAAAACTAACCGTTAAAGATGAGTAATCAAGCAACTAATGATAGGGTAAAGCTAGAACGCGCCCTACTGCTTGCGCGTGAGTTAAGGCGGCGTAATCCGTGGAAACCTCTCGTTGGACCACAGACAATGGCTTATGAGAGTAATGCGGATATTATCGGGTACGGCGGCTCGGCTGGTGGAGGAAAAACTGATTTAGCTTGTGGTAAAGCGATTACTAAACACAAGCGCGTACTGATTGTGCGACGTGAGAAAGCGCAGACTGAGGGTGTAGTGCAGCGCTTAACTGAGATAGTTGGTTCATCCAACGGGTACAACTCACAGAAGGGTGTATGGCGTTTACCTGTTGGCACTGAGCCGCTAATAGAGTTTGGCGGACTTGATAACCCAGGTGATGAAAACCGCTGGCAAGGACGAGCGCATGATCTGAAGCTGCTAGAGGAAGTCGCTGAAATGCGTGAAGCACAAGCAAGATTTGTTATGGGATGGACTCGTTCAGCGGATCCAACTGTTAAGCCGCAAGTCTTGATGACGTTCAACCCTCCAACTAAAGCTGAGGGGCGATGGGTGATTGCATTCTTCTCGCCATGGCTTGACGCAAAGCATCCAAACCCAGCAAAGCCTGGCGAGCTTAGATGGTTCACCACAATCAGCGGTAAAGATGTCGAAGTGCCTGATTATCGTAGCTTCGTGCTTGGTGATGACGGTGAATATCTGTACGACTTCAACCCAGATGACCACAAGCAAGAAAATATCCTTACTCCAAAGTCGCGCACGTTCATCCCTGCGCGGGTAACTGACAATCCATATTTGATAGGTACAGGCTATATGTCTACGCTTCAATCTCTACCTGAGCCGCTGCGCTCACAAATGCTGTACGGTGACTTTAATGCAGGTATCGAGGACGATCCTTGGCAGGTTATACCTACAGCATGGGTAGAAGCTGCACAGGCGCGATGGATTAAACCTACGCAATTAGCACCGATGGATTCGTTGGGCGTAGACGTGGCGCGTGGTGGTAAAGATAACACGATAATCGCTCGCCGTCATGGCATGTGGTTCGATGAGCCGCTAACATACACTGGTGCAGCAACACCAGATGGGCCGTCTGTTGCGGGATTGTGCATTGCTGCTATGCGTGATAGTGCACCTATCCATATCGACGTGATTGGTGTAGGGGCTTCACCTTATGACTTCCTAAACTCGGCTAACCAACAGGTGATTGGCGTTAACGTATCAGAGAAGTCTCTGGCAACAGACAAGTCAGGAAGGCTTCGGTTTTTTAACCAGCGCTCTGAGTATTACTGGAAGATGCGCGAGGCGTTGGATCCATCCAATAATACTGGAATATGCTTGCCGCAAAACAAGCAACTTCTTGCTGACTTATGCGCACCAACGTGGGAATTATCAGGCAGTGTGGTCAAAGTAGAAAGCCGCGAGGGGATTATCAGTCGTATAGGTCGATCACCAGACTGGGCTAGTGCATATATGCTTGCGCTTATCGATACACCAAAGCGCGCTAAGTTGCTAGGTGGTGCACGTACTAATAGCAGAATGGTTGATTATGACCCTTATTCAAGTAAATAAGGTTTGCCATGCTGCCAGCGGATCAATCATGTGATGTAATACTATCAACTAATCACAGCGTGGCTGAATTAGAAAGCCTATTGCTTACCGTTCCACAGGTTGACTTATCAACTACAAACCTGATTCATGCAGGAATGTGCGCACGCACAATCTTCATTCCTGCTGGTGTGATGCTAACGGGTGCTCTAACTAATCTCGATAACATATGCATAACATCTGGCGATATTACAGTAACTACGGATGATGGAACAGTTAGATTTACTGGGTACCACGTATTACCTGCGACTAAAGGGAATAAGCGTGCTGGCATTGCTCACGCGGATACATATTGGACTACAGTTTGGAAAACTGACTTAACTGATATAACAGAGATTGAGGACGAGATGACAAACGAAAGCGATATGCTTCAAAGTCGCAAGTCAAATAATAGTCAAATAAAGCATAGTTACTTTGACGTGATAGATGAATTGAGGGGGGGTAACTAATGTCTTTTGTAGCCGTTGCAGTAGCCGCATATGCAGTATACAGCATATCCAACCAACCAAAACCGCCTGCCCCAATAGCTCCTCCACCTATGCCGCAATCCTCGCAGGCGCCAAATGCGCAGGGTATTGCGCGAGGAATGGCTGGAGCTGGACAGGCAGGCGGTTCGCCAGGTGTAGGGCAAACTATGCTGACTGGCTCTGGTGGCGTTGACCCGAATACATTAGCTCTTGGAAAGAATACCCTTCTAGGTTCATGATATGGCGGATATAACTCCTAAAGAAAAGATACTAAACAGGTATGGGCAGTTAAAGACTGAACGTGCCAGCTGGATATCGCACTGGCAAGAAATATCAAGCTATCTGCTTCCTCGCAACGGTAGATTCTTTGTGCAAGATCGTGACAGAGGGCAGCGTCGTAACAACGCCATTTACGATAGTACAGGCACTAAATCCCTGCGTATCCTTGCCGCTGGCTTAATGGGCGGATTAACATCCCCTGCTCGCCCATGGTTTCGTCTTGCCGTGTCTGATAGCAAGATGATGAAGAATGCTGGCGTTAAGATTTGGTTAGATGATTGCACAACTAAGATGCTGGATATATTTGCGAAGTCTAATACCTATCGCGCACTTCACGGCATGTATGAAGAGCTAGGCGCGTTCGGTACATCGGCTTGCATCATGATGGAAGATTATGATTCAGTTATCCGTCATTACCCGCTAACTGTAGGCGAGTTCTGCATAGCTACTGATTACAAAGGCGACGTATGCACGCTCTATCGTGAGTTCCAGAAGACGGTAAGTGAAATTGTAAAAGAGTTTGGTTATGACAACTGTAGCAATGCAGTGCGAAATATGTATGACCAGGGGCAGCTTGACCAGTGGATAACTATCATCCATGCAATTGAACCGCGCGAGGATCGGGATCATAGCAAGTTAGATTCTAAGAATATGCCGTGGTCAAGCGTATATTATGAACTCGGCGGTGGGAGTGACAAGCCGTTACGTGAATCAGGTTACAAGAAGTTTCCTGCGCTATGCCCTCGCTGGGGTGTGGCTGGTGGTGACATCTACGGCAACAGCCCAGGCATGGAAGCGCTAGGTGACGTGAAGCAATTGCAGCATGAGCAGTTACGCAAAGCGCAGTGCATCGATTACCAGACTAACCCTCCTCTGCAAGTTCCAACGTCGATGAAGAATAGAGACGTTGAAACCTTACCGGGTGGCATTAGCTTCGTAGATTCTTCCAGTCCGGGAGGTGGAATTAAAACTGCGTTCGATGTTCAGCTTAATTTAGCTTATCTGCTTCAAGATATTCAGGACGTTAGAACTCGCATTAACAGCGCGTTTTATTCGGACTTATTCCTGATGCTGTCGCAAGATCAGACAGGCAGAATGACAGCAACCGAGGTGTCAGAGCGGCACGAAGAAAAAATGCTTATGCTTGGTCCTGTACTTGAGCGACTGCATAACGAATTGCTTGAGCCTTTGATAGATACTACATTCCAGATAATGCTTGAGGCTGGCGTTGTTCCTCCTCCTCCTCCAGAACTGCAAGGCCAAGTATTGAGCGTTGAGTTAGTTAGTATGTTGGCGCAAGCACAGCGCGCTATTGCAACCAATGGTATAGATAGGTTTATTGGCGGACTTGAGAGTATTGCGCAGATTAAACCAGAAGTCCTGGACAAATTCGATGCAGACGTATGGGCAAACGATTATGCAGATATGCTAGGTGTTGACCCTACTATGTTGGTATCTGATGAGCAAGTAGCACAGATACGTCAGGCTCGTGCACAAGCACAGGCCAAGGCGCAACAATCAGCCATGGCGAATCAACAGGCGGATACTGCTCAGAAGCTAGGTACGGTAAGCACTACAGGCGGAAATGCTGCAAGTGATGTTATGAATATGTTTAGCGGATACAACGGATAAAGGAATTATATGAGTATGGTAAGCATGAAAACCACTCCAGACGACGGTAACGATGTAATGTCATTATCCAATCAGTATGGCTATGGTTTGCGTATCAGATTGAATGATGACCAGTGCGAGGCGTTGGGCATTACTACGCCACCTGTAGCTGGTAGCAAGATGAACATTAGTGCAGTTGCATTCGTAGCAAGTGCTACTCAATCGGTTGAAGATGACGGTGATGACGCGGGCAACGATGTGTATCTGGAATTGCAAATTACAGATATGGAATTGAGTACATCAAAAGGCGTAGAGCCTTCAACAATGTTATATGGGAGCGGATCATGAGTGGAAACAGTAATTATATGGTTGGGTTATGGGGTCCAGTGCACTCTATTTTAAGTTCGTCGCCAATAGTGGTTCCCATGGTAGGTGCGCCACTGCCCGCAATCATAAAGCTATACGTCACAGCAGGCGATACCCTCGTGCTAGACCAGTCGTTTGACGGTGGGCTAACTTACGACACTCCGCTGCTTACGACAACAACAAGCCAAGGAGTGAGGCTAGACGCTGGCTGTTCACATATCCGTGTCACTCGCTCTGCTGGCGTTTCGACTACCTCTTACTTTACGGTGTGTGGATAATCATGGCTAATGAGAATTTGTTTAAGCCTTACAAACAGCCATACATACTTGCCCAGGATGGTGTTGCTGTTGGGCTTGCGCCGAATGGCACTGTTGCGACCAATGGTCAGGTTACGCTAGGTACCGCATTACAACGCATCTACTCAAATGGTATTTGGTTATATCTACCCGCTGGCGCAGTGTCAGGTGGTTCGGCTGGATTGTACTGGTGTGTAATGTCTAGCACTACTGTTGGGCAGGTTTACACTAACTTTGCAGATACTTCGCAGAAGTTTACTCCGTATATACCAAATGGATCACTGGTTAATGCTGTTGGCAGTAATTCGGCTTATACACAGATAATTAGCACAAATATCACGCTAATTAACGCAACTATTCCTGGTAATTATATTGGTGCTAGTGGAAGCTTACGTTCAATACAGCAGTTTTCATGCTTAAATAATGCAAATACTAAATCTGTACAGTTGCAGTTTGGGGCAAATAACATAATATATAATGCCAGTATTGTAAACTCAGCAGGAGCGCAAACACTAGCCACAATCCGCAATTGTGGCGTAACAAATTCACAAGTGGCTAACTTCAATAGCTTGACAGGATTAGGTACCTCATCAAACATGGGATATTACAGCAACGATACAACTGTCGACCAGCCTATTCTAGTTTCGGCAAGTATCAGTGTAGCAACCGACTATATTATATTTGAAGCTGGTTCACTTGAGGTACTCCCATCATGATAACTGAATGCGTCCTAGTACGTTGTAATTAGGTGGTGCACGTACCAAGATAATCACAGTATAAAGTAACCGCATGAATGACTTTGACCCAACCGACATACATGCGCAAGCGCAAGCTAAAGAAGATTCAACAGAGCGTGCAAAGATAGCGGCGATTGATGCAGGTAATGATTTTAAGTGGTTGATGAGTAACAAACGTGGCAGGCGCATAATATGGCGCTTGCTTGAAAAAACGGGCGTGTTTAGAACCAGTTTTACAGGTGACAACGCCACGTTTTTTAACGAGGGTCAACGTAATATAGGGCTTATGCTTATCTCAGATATACATGAGTATTGCCCTGAAATGTATTTAACCATGCTAAAGGAACGAGCAAATGGCTGAAGAAGCAGCAGTAGCAGCTACAAGCGCAGCACCTGCAACAAGCGAGGCGGTATCAGCACCAGTTACAACTGAAGCGCCTGCCGCGTCATCTGCGCCTGTAGATAGCGCAGCCGTTACAACTGAAGCTTCTAATGTAGATGGCGATGTAGTTAAGACTGATGATAAAACAGATACAAGTGGTGCTCCTGAGAAGTATGAATTCAAAGCGCCTGAAGGTCAATCGTTTGACGATAATGTACTTGCTCAGTTTGAAGAAGTGGCGCGTGAGATCAACTTGCCTCAAGCTGAAGCACAAAAAATGCTAGACAAAATTGCACCGGCACTGGCACAGAAACAAGCTGACGTTATCAAGGCCGCGCAGGACGAATGGGTGGCCAGCACAAAGGCGGATAAAGAGATCGGTGGTGATAAGCTCGACGCGAATCTATCAATCGCAAAGAAAGCACTAGATACCTTTGGTACACCAGCTTTGCGTGATTTGCTCAATAATTCAGGCTTAGGTAACCATCCTGAAATTATCAGAGCGTTTTACAAAGCAGGCATGGCAATCAGCGAAGATTCATTTG